GTCGTGCTATTCGATAAGTCGGGCAGTTCCGTCCGGCAGGCGCTCGTAGGTAGAGCCGTCGTAAACGAATGTGTTGCGAGCCGGTGCGGGGGCGCCAGATTGTGGCTGTCCTCCGGTTCTTGCGGCCTTGATCTCTTCCACTGGCACACCCTTCGATCTCGCCTCGAAGCGGTCGGCGAAATCTTCAACCTCTGACAAAGCGGCGCCGAAGTCGGAGTCGCTCAATTCAAGCGACAGACGGTTGGCCGAATTGACCGCCGCCTCTGCCTCACGCACCTGCATCGAGCCGAAGCCACGCATACGCTGGATGACCGGCAGGAAGACCTTGGCGCGCGAGCTGTCGATCAGGCTGGAGAATCCAGCGGCGGCAGTTCCTGCGGCGGGGCGCTGCTTTCCGGTCTCTTGATCGACCACACCGCCCCAATAGGAAGGCGCGGCGACGTTGAAGGGTCCGCGGTAGCCGAGCGCCTTGGATCTTCCCTCATGGTTCTTGATGGCATCAATCGTGTTGCGCATCAGCGCCACGTCATCCATGGCGACCTGCAGCTCGCGCGGGCCGAGCGGCTTGTTGGCCTTGTCTTCCGGCTTCGCCTTCGTCTCGCGCTCGTAGAACTCATCGAGCCAGCGGTTGGCGTCACGCGGATCAAGCTGCGCCGGAGTTTCGCTGCCTTCATTGTTGTACGAAAAATCAGCAACGCGGTCATAGACGTAGCGCAGCGCGGGCGGCAGCTTGTTGTATTCCGCCGCGGCCTGCTCTTCGGTCAGGTTTGGATCGTTGAGCTTGTTGATGAACGAAAGATCCATCGTAGACGAAGTCACGCGACGCTCGGCGGGTTCAGCGCGACGCACCTCCGCTTGCTCTGCCACATCGTTGACGACATCTTCCGGCGCAGTGTCCATATACTCATCGCTCATCGGAGGCGCATAGCCAGCGTCCATTTCGGCCAGCGAGTTGGACACGCTGGTGTCGCTAGGGCTATATGGCGGAAGGTCAGGCTCTACCGGATCGGGCAGTCGGTTGCGGTTGCGCGTGGACATAGATTAGATGGGTTTGTTGAAGCGGCGCATGGCCGTTGGGACGGCTACCGGTGCCGGACCTTGTGGCGTGTTCATCGCCTCGCGCTCACGCTGCAGCCGCTCGCGCTCATACATGATGTCGCGCTGGTCGTTTGTGCGCTGATCCTGCAGCGCGGGAGCCTGCTCCATACGTTGTTGCCCTAGCTGCGAATTGATCAGCGCAGGCATCATCGGCATCAGCATCTCGGACGCCTTGAACCAGTCGCGGTCGTTTTTAAGTTTCCCGCCAGCGACCGACTCAAGCTGCTCCATAGACATGCCGAGAGACGGCGAGACGACCTTGAACACGTCCTTGAACGCGCGGCCTTTGGCTTTCTGGCTTTCAATCTCGCCATACATGCCGCCGATGGCCTGCAGCGCGCCTCCGATATTTTCTCCCATTTGTCCCATCATCTGGGCATTGGCCTGCGCGGCACCGACCTGTCCTGCGGCGATAATTTCGCCGGATCTGTCGGCAACTTGGGGTGCATAGCTAAACATAGTTTTGTCTCTTTCTAATTAAGCCGCCTTGGCAGCCATGAGTTCTTCAGCGAGGGCGGCGCCGATGACCGCTGGCTTGATGGCCAGACGTTTCTTGCCCTTGTAATCGACTTCGGCGACAGCCTCCGGCAGCACCTTCGCAACGTCCTGAGCCATAAAGCCCTTGTGCTTCTTGTCATCGCCCTTGTAGCTGAACTCGTACGCGGTGAGTCCAAGCACGCTGCCAGCCTTGCCTAGTGGCTTGATGCCTTTCTTCTCGCGCTTGTCGGAGAGGGCAAACATTCCGGCGCCTTGCAGCAATCCGCTGCCAATGCCGCCGATCATGCCCATGGTGGATGCGTTGTTCATCGCACCGGCCTGCATTGCTGCGGCCTGCATGGCGGCATTGTTGTTGAGCACAGCGTTGCGGTTGGAGGCCAGCATGTTGGTATTGAAGCTGGCCACGTTGCCGCTTTGCGTCAGCGAGTTGCCAAAGATGCTGCCGACCTGTCCTGTCGTGTTACTCAGCGTTGAAGCGCCAAGCCCAAACGCCGGACCAATCGACTGCCGGAACGGATCAAGCTCGGTATAAGCTCCAGCCAGACCAATCCGCCGCTGCCTGCGCGCCAGATCCATCTGGTTCACATTCGCCGCAAACCCACGCCGCGCATCTAGCCGCTGCTGCCCATAGGCATCACGATTAAGAATCTCAGCCGCGCTGCTACCCATCGAGGCGCCAAGTCCGCGAGCCGCGAAGGCCGCGCGTGCCGACTGCGAGGCTTCGCGCTGCTGCTCTGGGGTGAGCTGGCGCCCCAAGGCGAGTTCCGACTCTGCGTCACGCTGGAGCCGTGCCTCAATAGCATTAGGCGCGGACGCCGCTTGCAGCTCCTCGCCGATGACGCCGCGTGTGCGCTGGAGGTATTCGTTGTTGAGACGACCGGCGAGCTGGTCGGCGGTGCCGAACTGCATGTTGATGTATTGCGGGTAAAGCCGCTTAATCGACTCCTCTTCTGCGGCGATCTGTGCATTGGCCACGCGGATCGACGCGGCGGCCATTTTATCGTAGTCGATCGGCGCGGGCGCCGCTGGCACTGGTTGTGGCGCGGGTGCGCTTGGTCCTTTTCCTCCCATAGTATTATCCTCCTGTTTTGCTAATTAGTTTGTTCCAATCGTAGACTCGCGGCTCAAAGCTGCCCCTGCGGCACCATGCCGCGTATTGCTGCGGACGTGTCGCCACGCGCATAAACTCCCGCACAGGGTTTGCGCGGCCAACAGCAGCAGCCAGAGTGACGAACCAACAATTCGGCTCGCCGCTTTCAAAGGCTTGATCCTCCGCGTTCCACCGCAACTCCGAGGCCAGCAGAAACACTTCCGGTGTGGCGTGGACTAAGCCGGACGACAGATGTTCGCCGACAAGCTCCCAGAAGTCTTGCGTGCTGTGGTTGTCCCACCAGTGTTTTGCGCGTTGCCATGGGGTCATGCTTAGAACTTGATGCAATACAGCAGCGTAATGTTTGCTGGCGCTGTTTCGGCGCCGCCGGTTGAGTTGATGCTAATTCCAGTAGTGTTTGATGTAGCGGCGTTTGCCTGAGTGTTTCCGGTGTTGAAGTTTGCAAACCCTTGAATTGCGCCGCCAGCCGATATGTTGTTTGTGTTTTGGAATGTTGTTACGTTGTGCGTATGGCCTGCGTCTGTAACTCCATGCGTGTGTGACCTAAAGGAGTCGCCCTGCTTGCCGCCGAATGCCCCACCGGAATAGGTTACTGACGCAATAGTCTGCGAACCGCTACCGCGCACAAAGATGCCGCGAAGATCGGGCAGAGCAAACGTCGTGCTGCCGTCACCGGCTCCGTAGGTCGTGCTGATGGCGGCAAAGAGCGCGGCGTAGGTGCTGCGGCTTACTGCGGTGCCGTCTGCCGCTAACCATCCAGCCGGTGCGCTGTTCATGGCGAAGGCTTGCACGGCGCCTGCGGGCAAGAGCGCCTGCTGCACGGCAGTGACGAGCTTGGCCAAAGTTACGTTGCCGTCTGCAATCTTCGCCGTGGTCACCTCATTGTCGGCGACCACCACAGTCGGCGCGGCGGTCGTGTTGAGTTTGGCGGGGGTCACGGTCTCGCCTGAGACCCAGTTGTAGGATGCGGTTACGGTTGCCATGATTTTGTTCCTTAGTTGTTAAGCTGCGTTCCTTGTCTCAGTCGGCGGCATGCTCGGGCCTGCGGCTTCGATTGAGACGTTGCGGATCTCGGGGCGATTTGCCGTGGTTAGAAATTCCAGTTCGGCGTAGTGTGCCTTGGCGCGGATCGGTTGCTTGAGCGTGTAGTCTTCGGCCAAGCCGGACGTGTTGGTCTGCCCCGGCACCAGCGTGATCGTGGCGTCGGGGTTGATCGTGATGGCCTTGACCGTGACCGATGCGGTGTTGGGCAGGACGACATCGGCGAGGCTGCGGACGAAGCGTTTGGTGCTCATGCTGCCCATACCGTAGCGGCGCGTGACAATGCGGCCGGGGACCGGCGTGATGACATCGGCCTGCACGTCGGGCGACTGGTCACCTTCCTCGATCTCGTCGAGGAGCATGAGGCGACCGGCCTTGTTGCTGACGAAAAGGCGGCGCTCGTTGGCGCGGGTGGCGACTACGAAGTCGTCCACGCCGAAGCCGTAGATGTCCCGCGTCTCCCACTGGTCGTTCAGCGCATTGTAAAGGAAGACGCCGTTGTTGTTGTCGGCACCGGCGAGCGGGACCGCCAGATAGTAGCGGTTGCTATACCAGAGGCCGACCGAGTTCTTGAGCAGAGTCGCGTTGAGGTCGTCGAGCTGGTTGGCAATGGGGTCCGAGAGCGGCTTGGTGTCGCCGCGCAGCTTCAAGTCGAGGCGGCTGTCGAGACGGTAGACACCGGAGTCACTGAGGAAATAGACAAACTGCCCCGCCGTGGCGATGGAGCGGCGGGCCGCGCAGCCGACCTCGTCGGTGAGGAGCGTGAGCTTGCTGAGAGCGGTGTCGATGGCCGTGCTGGCGCCGTCCACGCTGGCGAATTGGTTGACCTCCGCGAGCCAGATGGACTTTCTACAAAAGACGAGGAAGCTGTTCTCCACCCATGGATGGACCGCGACAACGAAGTCATTGCTGCCCGCACCGGCGCGGAACGACTGCCAGTAGGGATCGTAGGTGTTGGCGTCGAGGATGTCCGAGATGAGCACGTTGTTCTTACCGTCAGGAAGCACCAGCCGGTTGTTGACGTAGGTGCCCCAAGGCGTTGACCGCATGGTCTTGAAGGTCGCCGACATTCCGGCGGGCACGCCTGCGGGACTGCGGACAAAAGCGGTCGTGACGCCGTCCCAGTAAAGCGGCGCCTTAACGCGACGGATGGTGCGGCCGCTGGTCGTGGCGTCGGTCGCGGTGCCGCTCGGCACAGTGATCGTGAAAGAGTT